ATTCACAGTACTATGGTCTTGCAGGACGAGTTGATTGTATTGCCGAATATGAAGGAGAACTTGCGGTTATTGACTTTAAAACCTCAGACAAAATTAAACCAGAAGAGTGGATTGAAAATTATTTTGTTCAAGAAATGTTTTATGCAGCGGCATATTATGAGCTCACAGAAAAACCAATTAAAAAACTCATTACTTTGATGGTCACTCCTGGTGGTGAAGTTAAAGTATTTGACAAAAGAAACAAAGGGGATTATATTAAGTTATTAGTTCGTTACATCAAAGAATTTGTACATCACAATACTGGGTCAGATGGAGAATGAATTAGAAAAAGCATTAGAAAGTAAGTTCTTTTGTCCATCAAAATTTGCTCAAGAAATTGAAACTCTTGTTCATGCAAATGAGGACATGAACTATATTGATGCAATTATTCACTTTTGTGAAAAGAATAGCATTGATGTAGAATCTGTTCCAAAATTAATTTCAAAACCCTTGAAAGAGAAAATTAAGTATGAAGCAATGGAACTTAATTTTCTTAAAAAAACTTCACGTGCTAGATTAGTTTTTTGAATGATGCCTTATGATGCTTATTGTGAATACCTTGCGTTAAAGAATCACTTTACAAAAGATAGTTATGACTACTTTAAATATTGTGGTAAAAGTCGTGCAACGGTTCAATCTTTTTACAAACGCAAAGATCGGTTTTGGTTTGAAAAAGTAGCACGACAAAAAACAGATCAAGAAGTTGTAGAGTTCTTTGTATCAAATTTTATTACCTGCACTGATCCAAGCAAACTTTGGATTGGTGAAATGATCCAAGAAGGTGATAGAAGATATGAAGACTGGAAAAAGAAAAATCAATCACTTTCTTATGTTTTTACACAAGAAACGCAAAGTTTATTTGAAGAACATAAGTTTGAAGAAGTATTCAACTGTTCCAAAGGACACCCACCAGTTCTTAAAAAGTTCCTGATCGGGAACATTAGTCTTGAAACACTGGTCATTTATGATAGAATATTCCTGTTCGGGAAAAATTTTGATAAAAAACTTAAAGATCCTGTGTGGGAATCTGTAAGTATGAAGATGAAAAAGTATTCTCCCTTCCTACATATTGATGTACAGCGTTATAAAAGTATTCTAAAAGAAATTATTTTGGGGGATAAATGAGTTTCTTTAAATCTGAGGTTGTTCGTGCTGAAATGGTAGAGATTAGTGAGTTACAAGAAGACGTTTATAAGAATGTTTTTAAGTTCTCTACAATGTCAAAAGAAGAAAAACTCAATCATGTAAAAATTTTAGAAAGACTTCTTGAAAAACAAAAAGTTCTCTACACAAGGTTAAGTTTATCTGATGATCCTGAAGCAGTTATGATGAAAGAAAAAATTTCAGAATCTGCATCTATGATGGGACTTCCTCCTAATGTTGATATGAATGTGATATTCAATAATATGTCTCGTATGTTGGATATTATGAAACAACAGATTGACAAAACTGAATCGGACTAGTAAAATAACCAAGTACACAAAAGCCAAATACGTACAAATACGAGGTAATCTAATGTCTTTTAAAGATCTTAAAAAGCAATCTTCTCTGGGTTCTCTTACACAGAAACTTGTAAAAGAAGTGGAGAAGATGAGTACAACTTCTGGAGGCACTGATGAACGTCTCTGGAAACCCGAAGTGGATAAAACTGGTAACGGTTTTGCCGTGATTCGTTTTCTTCCTGCTCCCGAAGGCGAAGAACTCCCTTGGGCAAAAGTCTACTCTCATGCCTTCCAAGGCCCTGGTGGATGGTATATTGAGAACTCTCTGACCACGATTGGTCAGAAAGATCCTCTTGGAGAATACAATCGTGAACTGTGGAATAGTGGAACTGAAACAAATAAGGAAACCGTTCGCAAGCAAAAACGCAAACTGTCTTATTATAGCAACATCTATGTTGTAAAGGATCCCACCAATCCCGAAAATGAAGGTAAAGTCTTCCTCTTTAAGTATGGTAAGAAAATCTTTGATAAGATTATGGAAGCAATGCAACCGGAGTTTGAAGATGAGACTCCTATCAATCCTTTTGACTTCTGGCAGGGTGCAAACTTCAAACTGAAGATTGTGAAGAAGGATGGTTATTGGAACTACGACAAGTCCGAATTTGGTTCCGTAGAACCTCTGCTAGACGATGATGATGCTCTGGAAGCCCTCTGGAAGAAAGAGTATTCTCTTGCTGCTGTGACTGCTCCCGACCAATTTAAGTCTTACGAAGATCTTGAGAAACGTCTAAAGTATGTTCTCGGTCAGAAAGGTTCTACTCGTTCCTCTGTTGAAGAAGAAACTGAGTATGATGATTACTCTGAGAACAATGTTGAGAGTGCCGTTGTAAAGGAACTTGAAGAGTCCTATGCTCGTTCTAAGTCCCCTTCACTTCCTGTCGTAACTAAAGAAGTTGATGATGACGAAGACGATGCTCTTGCATACTTCTCTCGTCTTGCTGATGAATGATTAAGAGTAAAGTCTAATATTATCTGCTCTCTTGAGGGTTTCGCTCACATACTGAGAGGAACCCTCTTTATATGGCATAATCTCTTCTAAATCGTTCAGAACTACATTCAAATAAGTTGGTTTTAAAATAAAAATATTTCTCTTATCATTTTCAATTTTGTTTTCATAATCATAATTTGTAACTTCTCTCACTATATTTGTTTTCACAATGTAGTTTTCTAATCCACTATCATAATATTCAACACTATAATGAGATTGAACTTGGAGTCCCTCTGGAACAATTGTTACTCCAAAACTATCAGTAACTTTTATGGTTTCGTAGTGATGTATTTCTAAAAGATTATCTTCAGATCTATACTTACTCAATAAAAAATTTTGAAATGATTGTTGAGACAAAGGCCATTCGGTTTGGACGTTGAGAATATTATTGCATAATAAAACCAACCAGTCTAAAGTTTCATCACCATAGATTTCAAATGCAACATTGTCTGGACGATCATCTCCCACAATTTTATACTTAGTGAAGACTGATAAGTCACCAAAAATATCTTCTCTAAGTTTTCCTTTTTTGAAGAGATTTTTTACAGTCTTATATTCTGAAATATTTTGACTGTCGGTGGTGCGACTTACGTATTCAAAGTCTGGAACTTGGCGGAAGTATGTTGGCATTTTAGTAACCTATTTCGTCATTTGCTAAAGGTCTTCCTTGAGTAGTTTCTGTTGTTCCTGATCCTCTTTCTCCACCATAATCATCTTCATATATCGGTTCAAGTTCACTGAATCTCAATGAAAGTTGATATGATGTCATCGTTCTCCTGGGATCATTATATGTCATGTATGTCCCGTCAGGAGTATAGTCAACATCACAGCTTAATAATGCACAACGTTTTATTCTGTTGATAGATGGATGCTCTGTATATTTTTTACCATCCCATGTCAAATATCTAATTCTAAAAATATTTGGTGATTGTAAAAAAATATTTGAAGAACTTGTTTTTACAGACATTCCCTGTTTGAAAAATCTAATGATTTGTCTAACTTGATTTGCTTCAGATTCATCTCTGGGAGATAATCTAAATGCAAAAGAAAATGGACGTAATGAAGGCCCATTAAATAAAAGTTCTAAGTTTGGATTGAGAATTGCTCCAGATGTTCTTGATAAAAGATTTTGTATTCCAACAGCTTCTTGTGCAAAGAAAATTTTCAGTGCTTGTGCATTATTTCCATTTGTGGTTATTTCTTTTGCAATTTGTCCCAAAATTGTTCCGACTTGAGTTCCAAGATCTGCTACATCATTAGATCCAATTAAATTTATACCAGCAGCAGCTGCATATGCTTGTATTGCGTTTAATGTTCCTCCACTCCAATCTACTGTATTATTATCTGTGATTGATGGTTGAACTGGTAAAGTCACAGAACCTTTTATGTCATTTATAAAAGTTCTGGTTATTACTTGAGTTCCTGCTTCGAAATTCGGTTTTATAGAACTTCCAGCAATTCTTAGCATACTAAATCTAATTACATCTTGTTTATTTGTTTCCAAATCTTTTGGATAATAATAATTGTCATAATCTCTTCTATAATTTGCATCTATTTTTATATTTGTATTTGAAATTCCTTCTTCTTTTCCAGTTTCTAAAGCACCTTGTATTGTTGCTGATACTTGCTGACCAGTTGTGGGTGGTGGGGGAGCAACATTTCGTAATTTATCTGCAATTGCTTGTTGTTGTGCTGATGGGATATTTGCTTTTGTTGCTGCAGATATGATTGAATTTTGAGTTGCTTGATTTAAAACGCCATTTGGAGTTTGTAGTGATTGTATAGCAGATGCTCCCAATATGGGAGTATTGCTGTTTGCCGCATTTATAAGTGTGAAGCTACCTGCTTTCCCACCTTCAGTTGATGTTGCAGCAGCTTGAAAAATACCACCCCGAGTTGCTTGATATTGAAGTATTGTTTTTTGAGTGCCGCCTATGATTTTACCGTTTGAATCTTTATCAAATGTAGTTACTGTTTTAAAATTAAGGGGTTTTGTTAATCCAGGAAGTTGCTGCGATGTAATTTGAAATGGGGCACTTTCTAATGTTTCTGTTGCCATCAGAAGTTCCTCCCATCCACACTGGAACATTGTATCTCAATTTGTTGTAGAGAATGAGACATTTATAATTGTTTTTTATCTATTTATTAAAAACTTTGCATAATTAATTCTTCTCATAAATTGAATTTCATCATTATAAACAACATGCATTTGTCCTGCTACTTCATTCCAAGTATAGTTTCTAATACATTGAGTTGGATCTATACCTTCCCAATGATAATTAAGTCCTTTAAATCCCCAAGAAAAAACTTCTAATGCTGCAATCAGAGGATGCTGATCATATCTCATGCCAGGAGTTTTTGCATTATAAATGAAAGTATAATATTTGCCTGGTTCTGGAATGATTTCCAAATCTTTAAATAAAGAAATTATTTCAATCATAATTTCTTCGGGATCATTCATTCCTTTAATTTTATTTTTTAAGATACCAATTCTAGACTTTGGTTGTGCTCTTTGATAATCTCTATCATTTTCAATAAGTTCAATTAATTCTTCTTTTGTAAGATCTTTATAATTACTAATTGAACCTCTTCCAGAAGATGTTTGATAATAAATTGTATATTTTTGCGCAATATTAATTAACTCACTTTTTGTGTATTCATTTAATGGTTTTTCGTAACCTGAAAATGCCATTATTTGATACCCAATTCGTCTTCGGTAATAAGTTTAAATTCTAATAAACGATCTTTACACCACTCATCAGCTGCTTTCCACTTTGCTTGATTCACGGCATAAGTTTTTGCTTCATATAAAAATGATTTAGTAACTCTTGATTTTGGTTTTGGTGGCATAGTTTGTCTTTTTGGTTTTACTTCAATTACATATGTTTTAATTTCACCAGTTTGTTCTTTAACTTTGATAATGAAATCTGGAAAATATCTATGAACTCGATTGTCAACTGGAGATAGGTAGGGGATAAAAAACTCTTCACTGCCCCAAGAAATTATATTTTCGTTTAAATCACACCATCTGCAAAATCTTCTTTCCCAACTACTTCGGCAAATGATATTATTTGGATCTCCCTTATATTTTTTTGGATACTCTGGTTTATACTTACTTTTAAGACTTTCTGCCATTTATCCCAACTACATAATATATCAAGTAAAAGTATTTATAGACACATGGCAATAACGCCAGAATATCCAAAACCAAAAACACTGT